ATTGTTTATTTTAATTTTGACATTAAATCTTTCATTCTAAGGAATTGAGGATTTTCGTAAGTTTTTGACTCAATCAAGTTAATTGATGAACCATTTGAAGGACTTTTTTGAATTGTTCTTTCGATTGATTCATTAACTTGTTTTCCTGTAGAAGGAGTTAATTCGTCTTTAATAATTTTGTAAAGATTTTTTGATTCTTTAAGAGTTTCTACACCATCAAATCTTTTCAGAATGTTAATTTTTTCTTGTTTTGAAGTTGAATGTTCTGTAAACAATCTTGTCGCATAAGCTAAGTTTGAATTAAATATTGCAACTTCATTTAATTTATTTCTGAAAACGTTTAATGCTTTTCTGTATTCCTCATTTTTTTCTCTAAGTAAATTTACTTCTTGAGATTCGATAGATTCTTTTCTGATATGACGTGGTGCTGCTTTTGGTTTTGGAAGACCTTCTCTACCCCAATATTTACCATTACCTAGTGTTCTTGAAGCTTCTTTAGTTTCCCTTTTTTCAAAATCTGAACCTTTGTGAGTTTTTGATTTCATACCTTTTTTTCCGGTATAATCTTCTTCACCTTTGTGAGTTTTTGATTTATCGCCTTTGTTCATACCATATTTACCCTCCTTAAATTCACCTTGTAAACTTGGTGATTTTTTGTCGAATTCATACTTCGGTCCTTTACCAGTATATGGTGCTTCATCACCCTTTTTCATTTTCTTTGTTGGGAAGTCCATAACCTTTCCATAGTTAAATTTAGGTCCGTGTCCAATACCAACTCCTTTCGGTTTTCTGGCTTTCTTTGCTTCCATTAAATCATCCATTTCCTCGTCCATAGAATCATCCATTTCCTCGTCCATTTCGATTTCATAGATTGGTTCATCCATTTCCATCATATCCATGTCATCCATTTCCATCATATCCATGTCATCCATTTCCATCATATCTATGTCATCCATTTCCATCATATCCATGTCATCCATTTCTTCGTCAGTTTCCATTTCGAGTTCATAGATTGGTTCATCCATTTCATACATTTCTTCATCCATATCTAACCCTTCACGTACAATGTAATACTCTTTATTAGTCTCATCATCAGATAGTTCAATGTTACCTTCACCATCTTCAACCACCGATATTTTGTCAGTATCTTTCATTCTTGAAAATACTTTCATTACGTTTTCGATTGGTTCATTTGTTAAATCAATTGTAACATCTTCATCATCTTCCATTTCTTCATCGTCTTCAAATTCCATGTCTTCATCATCCATTTCGTCTTCCATGTCTTCATCATCCATTTCGTCTTCATCGTCCATTTCGTCTTCCATGTCTTCATCATCCATTTCGTCATCGAATTCAACATCAGCAATGTCAGATTCTTCTTCTTCTGAATCAACCTCTTCTTCGTCTTCTTGTTCGTTAAGAGATTCTTTTACTAATTCCTTGATTTCTTGTCTCATTACTGAACCAAGTATTCCTTTTGCATTCTCAGCAACCGCTTCTTCCAAATTTTTCATTTGAATGATTGCCTCTTCTAAAATGTTTTTTTCTTCAGCCATTTTTGGTTTTTTGTATTTTTATTCTATAAATATGTTAATACTTTAAAAAAACTTTTGTAGAGTTATAAACAAACCCAAAAAAGTTTATTTATAAATATCCCCAAAATCTATAAAATGAAAAAAGGAGGAACAAAGTCCTCCTTTATTTTTTAATTAGATAAAAAAATTATTCAATTACTTCATCTATTTTACTCTCGACTATTGCGGTAATACGCCAATCTTGTGTATAGTGCTCATAGATTTTAGTTACTTTTGCTTCAACATCTGTGGGATTGTAACCAAGAACTAATTTTTCTAATTTTATTTTTTTTACTTTACCTGATTCTTCATCAACTAAATCCTCGGCAATTTTTGCTACAAAATACTTTTGTCCATCTTCCATATCTTAATGATTTTTTTAATTTAACTAATACCCAAGTTTAGCCAATTTTTTCATTAAATCAAGAGTAGCGTTACCTTTTTCACCAACATTTCTTTCTATAGCCATTTTTTTATCTTCGTCTAAGTTTTCAGCGTACATATCTCTATCCTCTTTATTTATAAAAAGGTAAGCCCCTGGTGTTGATGGTGAAGATACTAAGTCAAAACAAATTAACTCGAAGTCATCTTGTACTTCATTCTGTTCCCCAACCTTTTTAAGTGAACCAACACCACGAGATGAAATACCTAACGTAACTCCTTGTCTGAGATAATTCGCAGCCATATCTCCTTTTGTTGAAACTATTCCCCTCTCGTGAAAACCTGGTGAGGTTAGTAATTTTAGTTTACCCATCAATATAGGTCCTTCCCACCATACTTCAGTAATAATATGAGAAACTCTATCTAAATCTATCAAGGAGGACTCAGGGTGATTTAACTCAGACAATGAAGTACCTTTAGCAATCATTTTTTTGTAGTTTTCTGCTTCTCTTTTTAAGATTCTTTCAGGATAAACTCTTCCATTACGATTTGGGGTGTTATATTTTTGTAATACAGCATAAAATTCGAATGGTTTGGAGTGGTCTAAAAAGTTTTTAGATTCTTTTATTATTTTGGCATTTTCATCCATTGAAGGAGAAACATAACCTGCATCATATTCGATTAATATACCTTTACCCACGTGTCCTGGTTTGATTACTTCTAAGTTCATATTTGAATTTTACTATATAAATATAAATCAAATATAGTTTTATATTTCTGAAGAGTTATTTTTATCCTTTTTGGTTAAGGTAAATGAAAAATATTTGTTATTGTGAAAGTTTTCTCTGAAAACGTCTTTTGTGATGTTTTTCAAACAATCCTTTATTTCAGAAGATTTGAAATCTAAGTAAGGTTGTTTTGTAAAAAAGTTTATTTCTAAGTTGAGAAAAGATTTTTTATTTAAGTTTATACCACTCGACCTTAAATCTAAGTCCACAATAAAATTTTCGTTGAATAATTCTTTGTTTATATTGTGATAAATTGTATGTTTGATACTTCTACTTAGATTCAAAACAACTCTATTCCAATTCTCTACGTCTTCTTTTGGTTCTACCCATGTTTGTATGTTTAGGTAAATGGAGTTCAATTCAAACGAATCTACAGTACCATAAACAACTTTTGCAATTTTAAAACCTTGTATTTTTGAGGTTTTCCCTTTTTTCATTAATTTGTAACATTTTCAGTTTATTTTTTCATAAAAATAGGGGATATTTACTTAATAGTCAAAAATAAATTGTTTTAACAAATATTTGTATCATATGCTAATAATCAAAGTCGATAATAAAACACCAATAGAAAAGGCCTTGAAACTTTTTAAAAGTAAAGTTATCAAGACCAAATTGATGACTGAGTTAAAAAACAGAAAGGAATTTGTTAAAAATTCAGTCAAAAGAAGAACTGAATTGAACAAAGCAAAATATGTTCAAAAAATCAAAAATAAAATAGATTAGATACTATTATCCAATTCCTCCAATCTAAATAAATTCAATTTATCAAACTTTTCATTTGTAATCTTCGAAATTGTTTCATCAATTTTGGTGACTACTTCTTCTTCTGAATTTTGTTTGATGTTACTTAGTTTATTTAAAACACTTTCTTTAACTACTTTGTACTTAGATTCCATTTCAGTAACATCTGAAGAAAGAAATCTCAACAACTTACCCTTAGTGTTTTCGTCTAATTGTTGTACGTAGTTTTTGATTGTTTTATTTGCTATATTAACCATTGTTGATATTGGTAAATTAATTGATTCTTTTTCTTTTTTAACCTTTCTTTTAAGGGATTCTGTTATTTTCTTTCTACTATTAATTTTTTGTTCAATAGTTAGAACACTATCAGAAAACAAATTGTCAATGTCAGTATATTCGTTTTCAACATCAACACCCTCAACCCATAGTTCAAGTTTCCTCAATTTCTTTGGGTTAATTTTGCTCACAATATTTTTGTATTGGTTAATAGTTTCATTAACATAGTCGTTAACAATCGTACTATCTATGTTTGATTTATTTTTTAATTCATCATAAATCCAAAATAATTTAGTAAGATTTTTATTTTCTAAAATTGTATTTTGAAAATTTTTAAGTTCAGATTTAAATTCATTTTTATTGGAAAATGATTCCAACAAAATCTTATCAATTTTCGATTTAATTATACCAAATTTCATAATTTTTTTTATTAATAAATATTAATCTTTTAGGAGTTTACTTAGTTGACTCTCCATTTCCCCCAAATAATTTTTGGCTTTGGACAAATCAATAAAACTCATTTCCTCAAATATCCCTTCGTTTTCCAACAATATGTTTAAATTATCTCTATTGTTAAATGTTTCACCCATACCTTCAGGACCACCTGCTGGTGGTGGAGTTCCCCCTTCAGCTCCTCCTGGAGGTGGTGGTGCCCCACCTGATGTTGTACCTGTTGTTTGAGTATATAATTTATCAACATTATCAAACACACCAGTATTTGTTATAATTGTTGCGGTATTTGTAAGCTCAGCACCTACAGCTTTTTCAATTCTCTGTTGTTGTAAATCAAGTTTGATTTCCTCATCAGAGAATCCCATAACGTGTTTCTTAGCCCATGAAACAGAAGTTGGTGCAATACCCTCAATTGATGTAACACATTCCTTATATAATGCGACCTTCTCTTTCCATATGTCAATTTTTAATAAATCTGCTTGACTCGATGGGTTTGTTAAACTTAAAGTAAAATTGGATAATTCATCTTCAAAACCTAAAAGGAATAAATGTACAATCGCAATCTTATTTAACTCAGCAACCATAGATTTTTGGATTCTGTTAATTGTTCTTGCAAAACGAATATCAATTAATGATAAATTTTTACCATCACCAACTGGTTCTTCAAAACCTAAAAACGCTTTAGGTACACGTAAAGCAGTAAGTAGTTTCTTTTGGATGTATTCAATATCAGCAATCTCACCTAAGTTTTGACCACCAGGTAATGTATCAATCGGACTTGCCGCAGCGGCATCACGTACAGGAATGAAATAATCTTGGTCAACAGCCATTTGATTAAATCTCATATCCACATTACCTGTTTGAGAATCAACAACCTGACTTCTTTTGAACTTGTTTGCAACACGTTGTACATATGGTTCAACATCTTTATCATCCATATTACCAACGAATACTTTGAACACCCTTCTTTCAGGTGCACGTGATGTTCTATAAATTAACATCGCATCTTCAGATAACAATAGTTGTTTCCAAATACGCCTTGCCTTTTCTAACATTGATGTACCATATGGTAACTTTCTATCATCACCTAATAATCTAAAGTGTGCTATTTCCCAAGAATTAAATTCCATATCTTTAGCTTTCCACTTGAATCTTAGTCCTTTGTTTTCAGCTGGCTCTTCTACGTTTTGTCTACTTGCTTGCGCTGGCATACCTCTTTCCAAACGTTCAATTTCGATATTTGGTAATTGCATACAACCAACAACTCCTTTTTCAGGGTCAAGTTTAAGATAGACAAAGTTATCACCATACTTACAAGTATTTCTAGTCCACATTGGTAGATTTGTATTTAAATCTAAAACATTCAAAAATAAATCTATTAAAATACCCTTGATACGTTTTGATTCTGAGTATATTTGTAACATATACCCATTCTGGTCAACCGTAGTAGATTCCTCACCATAAATGTCTAACGCAGCAGATATTTCGGGTGTATATTCCATAGATTCATAATCATAAAACGAAGCCAATCTAGTTGGTTCGTAATATACAGCCTGAGTGTATAAGTTACTTTCAATCTTAGTCCATTGATTTGCTAAGTAGTAAGTTTGTTGTGCTTGGAGTAATTCCTTATCAAATTCTTGTTTTGATTTAGTTTTTAATAACTCCTTTCTATCGAAACTATAAGTTGGGTAATCTTGATTAAGTAAAGCATTAGGACCGAATGCTTGTGTTAATCTTTGCCAAACTGTTAAATTATTTTGATTATTTTCCATAAAGAAATTTTAAATATATTTCTATTGTTTTAAATAGTTCTACCTAATTTGATGTATTATTATTAGTTGTACTATTCGTATTATTGTTTTTGAATGGGACTTTATCAGGAGGACTAATTTTTGTAGTTGATATACCCTGACCTGGAACATTCAATTTTGACCCATTGAATTTCTTATCTCCACTTTTTTTTCTGTTTACAAATCCCATAATCTTTTTTTTATAAATATTATCTACCTCCGAATAACCAAGAGTATTTCATATAGTCCTCCTTACTTGCGTTTTGATTTCTTTGATTAATTCTCTCAGTTCCAAAAGGTATCACGGGATTGAAATCAATCTGTTTAGCTGCAGTTTCATTGTTAGTAACAGACCAAGATTCTAACATAGCTTTAGTTTGTTCGGTCACCTTTTCTAAACTACTGAATGATGATTCCGCAACATAAGTTGCCATTGCAATTGACATAATTAAATCATCGTGTTGACCCTTTTGATGGTCTGGTCTTCCATTTACATATACGAATGTATTCATTTCATTGAATAATCGTAAACTATAAATTTTAAACTGATGTCTCATAGCTTCCTCAAATGATGCTATAATTTGTACACGTTTGTTGTTGAAATTTAAACCCGGTATCTTTTCTAAAGCCTTTGGGTCATATTTCCACTTATTGGCTAAATCAATACCATCAACATATAAATTTTTGTAACCCATTTCTTGAAGTTTTCTAGATGTTGAAACACCCATTCCTCCTGTTATATCTATTACAATGAAACAATTATACATATTACCCCACTTATAACAAATTTCTGCCATCGTATCAGGTGGAAGTTTACCCACATATTCCGCAACTTGTTCTCTTTCATCAAAGTCAATAATTTGAAATGAACTAAAGTCCTCACTATCCCCTCTACTCACATCCACACCCATCACATATTTGTGACCCATCACAGGTTCTTTCCAAATCCATAAAGAGTTACCAATCATTTTATTTTGGGGTTCTCTAATCATATTCTCTTTTACCCTTTGCATCAATAGTGAATCAAAAACGTTATCACCTGAACCAAGGAAGTTACACTCTAACTCTTGTGATACTTTTCTTTTATCATATTTCAATTTTTTAACCATACCTTCAAACCAAGAAGAACAAGGTTTATAACCTGAATCCATTATCAACTTGAGTTCCTCAAAATTTCTTTCTTCAAATGGTATAGTTTCCCAACTAATAATTTCATCTTTAGGATATTCTTCTTTGTTTAGAAGGTAGTGAATAGTATCTTGAGTTTTAACTAAAAATAAATCTTTTGTATATCTTGGGTCTCTGTACCAAAACATTTCAGATATTTTGAAATCATTCATATTTCTATGTGCCTGATTATATATTTCATAATAAATTGGGTCATAACCATTTGGTGTTGACACCACAATAACTTTACCACCAGTAGAAAGTGAGGCCATACAAGCTGCCCAGAAGTCAGAATCTGCATCAATGAACGCAGCTTCATCAAATACAAGAATTGTTGGTGTGAAACCACGTAGGGCATCCTTAGAGGTAGCAACAGCTTTTACCTCACAACCATTATTTGTTTTATAGTGTTTTTGTGAATTTTTATCACTTGAAAAATCAATACCAACCCAAGATGGCCATTGTCCAATAAACATCCTGATTTTATTGGCCATTTCCATAGAAGTATCTAGTTTATTTGCGATAATCAAAATCTTTTCAGGTTTTGTTTTTTTAGCAAACGCTATTCTTTTAGATATCCATGCTGCCGTAACTGTTGATACTCCTGCTTGTCTGTACTTCAAGGCAATATTTTCATTGTATTCCTCGTAGTCATTTAATAATGATATTTGGTCAGGAAACAACTCTAGTGGGACATATTTTGAAACTGTGTTGTCATATGTTTCAAGGTATGTTCTTAATGCGTAAGGTGTATCTTTCATACATCTTACATATTCTATCATTACTTGTTCTTTTGTTAAACTCATAAATTGTATTTTATATAAATATAAAAACCCCCACTTAATTATAAATGGGGGTTTGTAAGTTAATCTTCATCTTCATCATCAAAATCGAATGTATCCCAATCATCGGGATTGAAATCGTCATCATCATCTTCTTTTTCCTCTGGTTCAATTGGTTTCTTCTTTTCAAACTTCATTTTTTCTAATGGTTTTTCTTTTTTCTTTTCGTAATTAATATCATCTATAATTTCTTGTGACAAATCTAAAAATCTATCGATTTGTTCTTTGTCATTTTTAAAAACCCCTAACATCATTTTATTGTAATCATCAGGTTTCCCCTCAAATTCTTGAGCCAACATCAATAATAAATCGGGTTCAATTTCATATGAATAACCATCAAGTTCCATATCCCATAAAAATCTTAATTGTTCTATTAGGGCTCTACCATAATTCATATTTTTGATTTCGTGTTTGTGGGCATCAGCTACACCCATAATTGTATCACCCACTTCTTTGTTTTTAGGTAATGTGAAAATAGAATCATAATATCTCGCCCCTTTAACCAATTCGTGCATAAGTAAAGGAAAATTTGGTGCGGCAGCATCAATAATCCAAACCCCATTTTTATCTAAATAGACATCACAATATGCGACTCTCCCTGTAACACTTTGAGCCATTCTTTCTAATTGTGCCGTGTTTTCCCAATAAAAACGAGAAGCCCCCGAACCGAACTTTTTGTATAAGTCAACTAATCTTGGGTCAATCGAATTTAATTCATCCTCAATATTGTTAACAGCATTAAATCCATCCCTCCAAGCAGCTCCTTGTGTTAAAGCATTTTGTATATGTCTTTGTTTTATTCTTTCGTCAAATGATGAATCTACTTGTTTTGCCTTTTCTATTTTTGTTGTAGGTATTTCTTGAGATAATCTTCTACCACCACTACCTTGACCTAAAATTGCATTTACCTTTATTTTACCATTATCAACCCCATTTTTTATATGAGGGTACATATTAAAAAATGTAACTAAAGCTAAATCTTGTAAATCACTTTTGTGACTTGATTCTATATTTGGTAACCCAAACATTAAAGATGTGAATTCTTGTGAACTTGGTGCTTTGTTTTCAGGATTGTCGTACAGATTTTTAGCTGTTCGTTCTATTCTGTTTTTTACATCATCAGGTAAGTAGTCACTAATCGGTGCTTCAAATAACCAATTTTTTTTCATTACTTCTTTTTTAATTTATTATAAAGTTTTTCCATCACAAAATCAAATTCTTCTTTCCCTTGAGGTCTTGTTTCAGGATTTTCGTATGGCGTAATTCTTTCAGGTTTTCTTCTTGGTTTTTCTTTTGGTTTTTCTGTTGGGGTTTTTGGTTTGGTAGCAGGTTCTTTTACACCTGGTTCAGACATAAATTCAAAGTCCATCATATCCAAATCAAAATCTTCATCTTCCCCTTGAGGTCTTGTCTCAGGGTTTTCGTATGGTGTTTCACGTGATGGTTTTCTTCTTGGTTTTTCCTTAGGTTTTTCAGTTGGAGTTTTAGGTTTTGTTACTGGTTCTTTTACACCAGGTTCTGCCATAAATTCAAAATCTTCTAACATTTCGGATTCACCGAAATAGAAATCCTCGTTAATTCTATTTTTTAATAAACCTAATAAATCCTTTTTAGTTATAGTTGGTTGTAATGATTCTTTAACCAATTTATCCAAATTCTTTTCTGTCATAAAATTTTCAAACGTTGGTCTCATCGACTTATTAACATTTTTTCCCATTTGAGATGCCGCAACAGAACCTATTTTTTCCAAATAGTTTGCCATCGTGAAATTCTCCTTAGTTTCCTTCTTTTTGTATTTTACTGTTTTTTCAGGATGTTTTTTTTCTGGCATATTTTTATATTGTTTCTTTGATGTACTCTTAGAAAATTCTTTAGCCATTTTACACCATTTACAATCATCACTTTTACATTTGTTACAACGAGCCCAAAATAATCCTTGTTGTGCTTTTGACTCGAATTTTTCATCTAACTTATCATCCTCCATCATTTCAACAGTAGTTTTCCCATCCTTGTTTGATACTACAGCGTTTTTTACGTCCATTGACCCACCAGGATTCAATGTGTAGATGTCAGTTGTCTTTGTTGATTTGGTCGCATTAATAGGTTGTGTTGTTTGTTCCTCAACCTTTTTTTTGTTCATTCTTTCATACAATGCGTTTATTGTACTTTCATTTAATGATACAATAAAATCAGGAGTGAGACCAATATCCAATAAAAATCCAACTTTATTATTAAGATTCATAAGAAAATTTTTTTTCAAATTCAAGGACTATATCCCTTTCATATAATTTATTTTTTACATTCTCCTCAGTTTCACCAAATCTGAAAACTAATCTTTTAACTAAATCAAAATTAATTAACTCAGATTCATTTTCCCAACCTAAAGCTACAACATCATCTATTGCATCAATCATTGAAAAATAATCTGATTTTTGTATGACTGATAGAGAAATTTTATCATTTTTTAAAACACCTACTTTTTTTATATGTTCTAAATCAGGTGGTAGTGGATAACCATTAGATGGTTTTGATTCCCACATTTCACCCCAAACATCAGTAATATTATCACTAAATATAAACTCGTAAATGTTATCACCTTTATAATTCGGACCTAATTCATTAACATATATCAAATAGTTCATATCAATCTACCACTTGTTGTTACGCCAAATTTTTCTCCTTCCATTTCAAAAACTAAAGTTCCCTTTTTGTTTTTACCAATAAGTTTAGCGGAGGGGTATTTGTTCAAAAATCTTTTTGAAGTTGATTCTTGTTTAAAGTTTTCGGATAACCTTTCCAACTTACTTTCATTAATATTTTTTGGAGTTTCATTGAAATACTTTTGTAATATTCTGTCAACTTTTGATTCAGATACACCATATCCCATTTCTTTCATCCTCATTTTGTGTTGACGTTCCTCAAAACTTTCTCTTCTTCCGTGTCTTGGGTACATTTCAGCCATTTCACCTTCTGGTGCAACTGGTATTTCAGGTTCAGGTAATTCTTCACCACCCATCTCAGGTTCAGGTAATTCTTCACCACCCATTTCAGGTTCAGGTAATTCCTCATCACTCATTTCAGGTTCTTCAATTTCTTCCCCCTCTTCAAATTTTGAAGTAATTTCTTCAATGTCGTCAGGTTCAAGTTTACTTAAGTCCAAAGCAGACAAAATTGAATTAATAACATATTTTACATCTTGGGATGACATATCATTATCTTCATCAGTACCAAATGTTCTAAGTTTTTGAGCTAATTTACCAGTAAGTTTTTGAATACTTTTGAAAGTAACAACATCTTCCTCTTGTGGAGTTTCACCCTCACCATCCATAGGAACTTCATCATCCATTGGCATCTCATCTGTCATAGGTTCTTCAGCGGGTAATGGTTCTTCGATAGGCATTTCAGTTTCAGGTGTTGCTGGTACAGCTGGTGGTGTCGCAGGTGCTGCTGGTGCTGGTGGAATTTGAGTTTCTTCTTGTTCATTGGTTTCACCACCTTTTACTAAAAAATATTTTTTGTCATCAATATTTTCTTGTTCGTTAAATAATGACAAGTTTCCTCTATAACCCTCATTTACATTTACCTCTTTCACAATAAGGTTTAAACGTTTCAATGCTTGTGAATAAGACGAATAATACTTTCTATTTTTCATCGGCTCAATATATTCACTAACTGATTCGGTCAACCCTTTTTTAATAACATATCCATTTTTTTCTTTTGTGATATGATATGTATTTCCATCAGCTAATGTTTTTGAATATTCTAAAGATTCACTCTCGTTAATTGACTGAGGAGTATTTAAATTATATTTAGAAATTTCCAAAATCCTTTGAATTTTTTCCATTCCTCCTAATTTTTCACTACCAATAGGTTTTAATTTTCCCATATTTCGATTTTTTTGTTATTATTTTTTATATATAAATATGTACAATTAATCAATTCTACATTTACTCAATAGAAAGTTTATTATCTATAAGTTTTAAAGGCGTTTTATATAATTTGTCAATATACCCATTTCTTCGTAATACTTTAAAAACCAAATTTTCCAAGCTCATTTCACCACCCCCTTTTAAACCACTTAATCTAAACTTTTTAAGTTTATTTTTAAATTGATTTAGTGTTTTTTCGATTGTGTCAATATCTTGGTCTTCCATATTTTTTATCGAAGAATCAATAGTTCTCATCCATTGTTTAGATTTATTTTTTACATCTTTCAAATCCACTTTAAAATCAAACCTTTTGGGTGTTTTTAACCATTCATCATTCAGTAACGAATAAACACCTCCACTGATACCTTGCATATCAGTATCCTCAATGAAAAACTCAACATCAAAACCAAACATTTTTACATCTCTTTTTTGATTGAAAATTACTTTTTTCAAATCAAAATATTCAACGTACATATCTTTAAGTTCATTGGAAAATTGTTTGTAATCAACTAATATGTGCACGTCAATGTCTGAGAACTTAGACCAATTATAGTTAGCTATTGAACCAACTACAATAATGTCTTCAATAACAACGTCAATGTCCAAACTTTCAATAAATTGGTAAGTTATCTCAAGTAAATTTTTTCTAACCTTTGGGTTTATTTTATATTTCTGACCTTCAGGGTCACCCATATGTTTTTCATTTGGTAGATACCATATTTTTGGATACAACTGGTCTTGTACCTCGAAACTACTTAAAATATTTTCAATATTATCCATGTCTGATAAATATTCACATACATTGGAAATATACATCAAACCTTTTTGTACTTGTAATTTTTAGCGATGGTGGAACTAAAAAACTTACCTTGGGATTCCGATAACCTGAATCTAGTGTAAATTGTGTGCGGTACTTCATCATATTCATATTTAGTTCCATTTTTGAATTCAACAATCATTTTTTTAGTTGCTGTATCATACTCACTTCTTACTAAATTACTTGATTGTACTTCATTTATAATTTTTGTACCTACTATTTCTTCTTTTAATATTGCCATTTTTTTAAATTTAAAAAACCCCCATTTATATCGGGGGTTAAAGTTAATTAATTTTTTTTAATTCATCTCTGATTTCTATAGCCCTTTCGAAATCTTGTTTTTCAATAGCTATTTCCATTTCTTTTTTGAGAGTTTCAATTTTCCCTTTGTTTTTCTGAAGTTCTTTTATTTCGTCTCTGATTTTAGCCGCCTGTTCAAAATCTTGGTTTTGGATACATTCGTTTAATTTAGTTTCCAAATCCCTCTTTGTATTTGAATTAGATGCTGACCATTTTGTGTTAGGGTTAATCACAAAATGAATCGAAGTAATAATTCCATCCTTTGTCTTTCTAACTGAATTTCTTAGTTTACTAAAATCAGTATCAATGTCATCATACTTTAAATTCTCCAAGAAACTTTCAAATGGAATTGTTGGTTTATGTTTTCCACCGAAAATCTCATCCAAAATTTTCTCAAATTTTTTATAAAAATCGTTATCCATAATAAATTGTTTGTTATTAAGTTTATTTTACTTAGTATTGTACGAATTATATACCAATTAATTAAGATAATCAATAATGTCACTTTGTAATTAAAAATACTGACATTTTGTCATTACAAGATTGTTGAAAATACCAAATAAAACATTATTATTAAATAAAAAAGTTATGATAGAATCTAAAGATGGAGATTACTCAAGTAAAGGTAAGGGCGACACACCAGTATTAAATAATTTTGCAAAAGATTTGGTTAAACTTGCGGAGGAGGGAAAATTAGACCCTGTTGTAGGTAGAGATAGAGAAATAACAAGAATAGCCCAAATATTATCAAGAAGAAAGAAAAATAATCCAATTATAATCGGTGAACCAGGTTGTGGAAAAACCGCTATAGTAGAAGGTTTGGCCTTGAAAATATTGAAGGGAGATTGTCCAAGAAATCTAATGGATAAAAGAATTATGTCCTTAGATATGACCTCAATTGTTGCAGGTACAAAATATAGAGGACAATTTGAGGAAAGAATGAAGGTGATTATAGAAGAACTACAAGCCGCCCCAAATATCATTTTGTTTATCGATGAAATCCATCAAATTGTTGGTGCAGGTAATTCATCAGGTTCATTGGATGCCTCTAACATATTTAAACCAGCCTTAGCAAGAGGGGAAATCCAATGTATTGGTGCAACCACTTTGGATGAATATAGAAAGAATTTTGAAAAAGATGGGGCATTAGAAAGACGATTCCAAAAAGTAATTGTTGACCCATCAACTAAAGATGAAACATTACAAATTTTATTAAATGTCAAAGACAAATATGAAAATTACCATAAAGTAAATTATAGTGATGATGTACTTAAACTTTGTGTTGATTTAGCAGAAAGATATATTACAGATAGAGAATTTCCGGATAAGGCATTTGACATTATTGATGAAGTCGGAGCAAGAAGTCAGGTTGAAATTAAAATGCCCCAAATTGTGGAGGATTTGAAAACACAAGCCCAAGAAATAAAAAAACAAAAAATAGATGTTGTAAAAAGTCAAAACTATGAACTGGCTGCAGATTTAAGAGATAAGGAAACAAAAATATTAGATAAGTTAGAAGAGGAAAAAAAGAAATTCGAATTTGATTTATTAAACAAAAAGAAAGAAGTTAGTGTGGAACTAGTTTATGAAGTTGTATCTAATATGACTAAGATTCCTGTCTCAAAAATGGATTCTGATGAAACTAATAAACTTTCATCTCTTGATAACAATTTGGCTTCGAAAGTTATTGGACAATCAGAAGCTGTTCTTAAAATCGCAAAAGCAATAAGGAGAAATAGATTGGGGATTAAAGACCCTAATAAACCAATTGGTTCATTTATTTTCTTAGGCTCAACAGGTGTGGGTAAAACTTATTTAGCCAAACAATTAGCTAAGGAAATATTTGGTAGTGAAGAAAATCTAATCCGTGTTGATATGTCAGAATTCCAAGAAAAACATTCAATATCAAGATTAATTGGTTCACCTCCAGGTTACGTTGGTTACGATGAAGGGGGACAACTTACCGAACAAGTGAAAAATAAACCATATTCAGTTATTTTATTCGATGAAATTGAGAAAGCAAATAAAGACGTGTTTGCAACGTTACTCCAAGTTTTAGACGATGGACATCTTACTGATGGTCTTGGAAGAAAAATTAATTTCAAGAATTGTATCATTATTATGACCTCAAACCTTGGTGTCAAAAAACTACAAGATTTTGGTACTGGTGTTGGATTCAAAACAAACGCGAATGTTTACATTGAAGAGGAACATAAAAGGGATATGTTAAAAAAGGAATTGCAGAAATTCTTTGCCCCTGAATTCCTTAATCGTATTGATGAAATTATTGTTTTTAATACATTGAAGGAAGACGAAGTAAAACAAATTGTTAAATTAGAGGTCGATAAACTAATTAAAAGATTAGAAGGTTTGAATTATAATATTTCTTGTGATGATTCAGTTTTAGAATTAATTTCTAAAGTTGGTTTTGATGAAACATATGGTGCCAGACCAATCAAAAGAGCAATTCAAGATAAAATTGAAGATTTTGTATCAGAAGAGGTGTTAAATGGTAAAATTATAGAAAATGAACAATACATTCTAACCGTAGATAATGAAAGTATAATTTTCAAAGAAAAGGAAACCAAAAAAACCAAAAAGAAAAAAGGGACTGAATAGTCCCTTTTTTTATTATTTTATTAATTGTTTGAATCTATCAATTTCCTCTTTTAAATTTTCTTCTTTTTTCTTTTCCTCTGTACCCTTTGTTTCACCTGTACTTGTTAAAGGACTTGTTGACTTCTTAGTTGTTGTAGTTGTTGTAGTATCAAAATCAACCACTTCAGGTTTACTCAAATCTTCTTCAGGACTCATTTCATCCTTTGACATCATCAAATCTTTACCTATTTGCGCTCTCTTTGAACCAGGAACAACATCTAATCGTTGTCCACTCAATTTTTCAGTAGATAAAAGATTTATTTCACCTAAAGCTTTTTTGTAACCAGGAAAAAATGGTTCCCACTTTGTAATAACAAAATCCAAAAGTTTTAACAATCTCATTTTTTTCTCAGGTGCGATTGATAACTTATCAACTCTTGGTTTTAACTCCTTGAGTTCTTCCATAAATTTTTCAATGTCATCAAGTTCTTTAATTACTTTTTGACTTCTATTTTTAATTTTACTCAAAAATTTAAAATAACCAAAACTTTCACCTTTCATAAAACCTCTTACACCTTGGAAAAAGTCACTAGCTTTAGTACCACTTAGAATTTCGTCTAATTCTTCTGTTTGAGATTCAGTTTCTAAAATTATATTAGATAATCTTTCGATGTCACTTTCATTAATATTTCTATACTTACTCATAATTTTTTTATTTATAAATATAGTAATATATGAAAAAAAAATTATTTTTTAGTGTATTTTTTTGTACCCAACTCAGATATCATTTTCTTAGCAATATCCAAAGTATTATATACATCATCAACAATTACATATTCGTGTTCTGTGTGATAGTTGTAATAACCAACAGCAAAGTTTATACAGGAAAAATCAAATAGTTGTTTAAGTGCGTAAACATCAGTATAAGGGTGGGATTGGTATTTGTTTCGACTATTAAAACCCTCCGTTAATACTTTGTCACATTTATCGAAGAAATCACTACCCTTATCAAATAGTTTGACACCCATACAATACTCACTGACCATCCAATTACCAGGAGCATCAAATTGCATAACATAACCAACATTTGAGAAGAAATCTTTATCGGCTTTTTTTGACCCATGACATCCTGTTTCTTCCGATACAAAGAAAGCTGCTTTGACATTTGGTAATTGTTTTAATAACTCCAAACAAACATAAACACCACATTTGTCATCACCCCCAATTCCAGTGGGTAATCCTTGGTCATTAAAAGCCTTTAAGGCCATCTTTAATTCGTTTTGGTCATTGGGTAACATCATCTCACGAATATTGATTGTATCGAGCTCGTGAACGGTATCTGTGTGGGCAACGACACAAGGAAAATATTCAACCTCATCAGTTTGTTTGGTTGCATAAACATTTCCCATCTTATCAACAAAATAAGGAATATTATTTTCAACCAACCATTCGGTTAAAAATTGAATCATTAAATCCTCTTTATATGTTTTTGTGGGGACAGATAAAACCCTTTTTAAAAAATTGATATTTTGTTCCATAGAACAATATTACATAATTCTTTTCAATCTTTTTACTAAACTTTCAAAAAGTTCTGGTGAATGTAAATAATTAACAAACTCTTCTATTGTGTAACTTCTTCTTTCTCCCCTTCCTGATGATTTATTCCAATGAACTATTACTACTTTTGAGTCGTCTTTTCTAATTTCGTCAATTCTGAATGAATTTTCCGTGTTTGGTAATTTATATTGACCACCAATTTGGTAACCCATATCATTAAGTTTTTTCAATACATCGGCATAGTTTTTGAAGGCCTCAAACTTTTCAGGTTCATCTTCTATTTCTTCTAATATTGTATCCAATTGGTCACCAACAACATCATTAAATTGTTCAAAATCAAAATCCCAACTATCCATAGCCACTTCATTATAATAACCAATATCTAAGTCCATTTCTTCACCCAATTCCTTAAATAGTTCAACAATTGTTGCTTGTTTACTTTGAGTTTTTTTATATAAACTTAATAGGATATTTACGGTTGTCACATAATTTGTAAAAACACCTGATTTTCTGAAAACCCCATATTGTTGGAATACATCCGCAATATCTTTTATACCAATTTCTTTGATTTTTTCTACTGCGGATTCGTTTCTTAATGAATTGTACTCATCAGCAATCCTTTCACCAACCACCGGAAAATTGGTATCTAAGAACTGAACAACACTCTTATTATATTTATCCTCATCTTTGTCTTTTAAATCTTTTACACCAGGAATTAGAAATGAAACAATATCATCCAACTTTTTTTTGTTTTTATCATCAAATGAACCAAACATATAACCTTCTTTCCAATCGTCCCAAGTCATATCACTAGGTATCAAATCAAAAGAACTACCATAATAACTATTTCCAAATATAGACCCCAATATCCTTGCATCCCATTCACCTTCTTTATAGTCAAAAAAAGATATATATTCATCAGCATCAAACATAAGTTGAATCATACTCTTACCAGGATTCTTTTCGTTAAGTGTCATCCCATTTAAAGATTCATCAATGCTTCTCATATCCCATTTATCATATTTTTTACCCGCCTTAATTAATAACAACATTTCATAAGGGTTCTCAGGTTTAATGAACTCAACAAGTTTCGATTCTAATTGTGGATAATCCTCAATTACATCCATAAAGTTATTTACCATCCCATCAAAATCCAACACATCAGTATAGCCATTTCTTACTTGATTCAATACATAACTATTCTCACCATCTTTATCAACGATTAAATAGACATCACCATATCTATTGAACTTATTATATTCTCTCTTCAATTTTTCAGAAGCGTAGTAGTCCATAGCGTCATACCCTTTCACTTTGATAAATAAAACCTTATCATCCTCAAATTTAATCTCTGATTCTTCATCAGCTAATTCCTTCGGTGTCATAAAAAATATTTTTCTTTATAAATACCTTGGTTTATTCATTATTTATATTTATCCTTGTATAAAGTTAATTGAAAATATGGGGGTAATCTGGAATCGACTGACGTTGTTAGTTATTCGGGGCATGCCGGACCTGAACTAAGTCCGTTAAACTGGTTTGAAACGATACACGGCAACGTTATCAACAAACTTTCTGCAGTAGGTTTAATCCGTGCTGAAGAAGCGGTAGTAGCCTAGTCAATAGGATATTACTTTCGAGTCGGGGTGCATTAACTCAGGAACAGGAGCACTGAAGGGTTGTCTAACTAATTCTCATCCCTAAAAATGAATTGGCTGATTTTGTTGGTTTTGGTAGTAATTAAAATCAAATAGCTCGGAGCACTGCGAATAATGTTGTCCTAAGCATGTAGTCCTTAATAGTTAAGATGGACAGGAAAGGGTTCGACTCCCTATACCTCCACCGCAGAAAAAAATAAACCCCTCTTTTTAGGAGGGGTTTGTTGTTATAATACTTCTTTTTGATTTAATGACTTATCAATTCTTTTGTCTGTGTAACGAATTGAATCATCATATCTATCATTCATCATTCTCACCAAGTTATCGGTATTCAACCTTGAATTCTCCTCGATTGTTTCAAACCTACGAAACACGGATTCAAATTCGTGTCTGTAATCATCCCTTTGACTATCGATACCACGATAAACATTTTCAAATTGTCGTTGAACGTTGTCAAACTCGAATCTATCGTTTTGTTTTATGACAGCAATTTGTCTTTCAATTTTACTGACCCTGAACAAACCCCAAACAACAACTCCAACAAATGTTAAAGCAACCATCGAAAGCATACCCAAAGCAAAATAAGTAATTTCCATAATAATAAATTATTTAATCTTTATGTCCTAAGACATAAAAAATATAATATGATTACTTAAGAAGTAAAAGGATAATTGAAGTGAATCCTACTGTAACCCCACCAATACTTAATCCTGTTAACCACTTGTTTCTGTTCTTAGCTTTCTTAAATTCAGTATTCAGTTCTTTGTACATAGCTTGTTGAGATTCATCAATCTTTTTGTAACTACCAATAATTTTGTCCTTCTTTTCAATTTCTTTTCTCAACATATCACTCACACCTTGGGATTGGTCTAATGCAGTTTTGTACTGATTTTTAACCTCAAGACAATAATCTAATACACCATTACATTCTTTCAATTTACTTGTTACGATTTCTAAGGAATCATGTTCAATTGCTATTTGTATTGCAACCTTTCTATTGATTGTAAAAAGTGTATCTCCATCTATAACAACTAAATCTATTTTAGGACTTACGGAATCTTTGTTACTTTTTGCCAAATCTTGTGCGTAAACCATCGAGCAGCTCATCATTAGTACTATTAGTAATAGCTTCAATCTTAACATTGTTTTGAATTTTTAGTTGGTTTATTTTTGTTGATAAGTTTGACTCACTAATTCTAATACCAGTAGTAAGTGCATTTAGTTGGGATTCCATAGTTTCCCTTTCAGTTTTCATAACTTCCAATTCTTTATATAAAGAATCAATAGCTTTTCTTTCAGCATCTATTAGTTGTTGGTGGAGATTTCTAGTTTCCTTTGCGTTATAACTTATCAAATAACCCAAACCCATTCCAATAAACAAAATAGACACCACAATAATCAAGGTGTGTTTCCAATTCATATTATTTAGTTTTTTTATAATTATAATTTTAACAAAAAATTTTTCAACACCATTTGACTTATTAAAGTTTAATGCGTATTTATTAAGTGTTTAATAACTAAATCAAATTAAAATCTTAAATTTTTTAGACAAAATGAGAAAATTACTTTTTGGAACAATCGTTGTTCTTAGCACTGTTCTTGCTTCTTGTGGAACTACTGCAGCTACTGAAGAAAAAACTACAACTACAGATTCTACAGCCGTTGAAACTACTACAGTTACAACTCCATCTGTTGATTCAGCTAAAGTTGAGAAATAGTTATAATTTCTTACAAAAAATAAATCCCCACTTTTTAAGATGGGGATTTTTTTATTTTATAAGTTGTTTAATTCTTTGCACTTCCTCTTCTAAATTTTCTTTTTCTGCTTTTTTCCTTTTCATTCTATTTTGAAGATAAGTACCAGCCATTCCTAATAAATGAAAGGGGACTAAACCAACATCTAGTAAAGAAAGTTTACCAGGTTCATAAGTTTTTAAACCAGGTACATATTTTTCTTTCTTATTTTTTTCTTTTTGTTTTTCGAATTTATCTGAAGTTTCTTTGTCTTTAATTTGGATTTCCTTTTCTTTTGATACATTTTTTTCTTGTTTAGGTTCTGTTCTAAGATTTACACTACCAGTGAAGAATGGTGTTATCAATTGTTCCAAATTACCTGAATCTACAATTTCCATACTGAAAGGACTTGAACTTGTTTTACCTATAATTTCCCCCATTCTTACAGTATCCCCATTAGATTTATATATGTCACCTAATTCATAAAATTTAGTAGTATAAGTGTCTTTTGAAAAAAAGTGTTTAATTTTAACTAGTCCCTTCTTCTTATCAACACCATAAATCTTTCCATCAAAAGGGGCGTAAACATCAACACCATTTCTATAAGGGGTATAAGTCCATCTTTTGAATTTACTTGTATCTAAATTAGCATCTGTTGTTGGTGGATAAAATTTTACCATAAATTTATTGTTTCAGGTGATTCATTAACACCCCACCTAAAGAACTTGCATGAACTGCGAGGTGATTTATGGTTTCCATATCCAATTTTGTTTTTCTTTTGGTAAAATCAATTCCTAGTGTACCAATGAATTTGTTATCAATTGTTTTGATGGCAAATATATATTGAGATTTACAAGCCGTTTCTTCGGCAATATACTTCAACCCATAAGTTGCAATTGTTTCATCCTTAAAATCAACAATTTCAATAACATCATTTTCGAATAACTGATTGATTGATTTTGTGAAGAGGTTTACAGGTAGGTTTTTGAAGGTATTTTGTTTTGAGGTAGCATTAGGACCGACAGCTTCATAAATCATACTGAATTTGGCCATAGATTTGCCCGTAGGATAAAAATTACCACCATTGTGGAACTGAGTAACCCAAACTCTATCACAATTGATTTCTTCCCTGATGTGTTCGATTTTTGACATTACCAATTCCCCAACTTTCAGGGCATCGTGTAACATATCGGGTTTTTTCTTTTTCTTATCTAATAGATTTTTAACATATAACAATGTCACAGGTCCCATCACCCCTGTTATAAACGCTACAATAATATCTGATGACATAAGGTTAAATATTTTTAGTTATTATAAATAATAAATATTGACCTTTAACAAAAAAAGTACAACACTATGTTGTACTTCTATAATTTTGATTGGAAATCACTTAATAATTCTTTTGTGAACTCAATTCCATGTCGTTCTTGGAATGTACTTGTTAATCTATCTGTTGACAATCCTTGTTTTTTTAGTAGAAGATATGCCATTAAATCTGCATCAATTTCATCTTCATCGTATCTTATTCCACCAGTGTGTCCTAATAATAAATGAGAAACTTCGTGTGCCTCAACAAATCGTAAATCATCAAATGTCAAATCTGTATCAACAAAAAGTTCACCATCAATCATAATGGTTTTGGTCTTTGGGTAATAAAAACCAAAACCATATTTGTCAAATAATCTTGTCATCATATCGTAATTCTCATTTTCTTTGAAAATTACAGAGATGGTAACATCATCAACAAAAACACTCGGATATGATATGATATCTTGATTCATTTCTATTTTAATTTACACCACCCAAAACAAACTTTACCGAATGTTATTTTGGAAATGAAATTACAGATAAATTTTTTCATAATTCTTTTTCTTGATAAATATTATGGTCTGCGAATTTCAAACCATAATTCAAACCAATCATTGCCATTTGTCTCTTAGCAAAATCTTCGGTCATCTTCATCTTTTTCTTAACTTCTTTCACACCCCACTTTTGCCATTGGTCATATTGGTCTTCAGTTATTGTCCATTGAGCATACCAATCATCTTTTCTATCTTTGATATCTTCGAATGTAACATTATGACCAGCAAATTCGAACATCTTGTTGATGATGTCTATTAGTAATTGTTCTTTTTTTTGTTCGTATGATAATCTCTTAGCCATAGTAATAATTATTTTAATTGTTATGAAAAATCAGTATAAGGTGCAACTCTTAAACCATCAATATATTGTTCTTTTTTTTCAAAATCGTGGGAGTATTGACGAGGATGTTGTCTACGATATGTTTCCCCATCCAATCCATCAGGTTGTCCCCATTCTAAGGCCATTTTGATGAACTCCTCAACATCCATTTCTTCACCATATTCATCAACTATTCTACCAGTTCGTATAAAGTTAAATAATTCCTCTTTGTTTGAGTAATAATTGTTATCGTGAAAATTCCATAAGAATTTCCAACCACTACTTCTTTTACCCAAATGTATTGAAGTCCCCATAGTGAATATGTCCCAAGCAGAATATCTATCAAATCCTACCTCAAAATTTGTGAACTTACGTTCAATCATATATGGTGAGACTACTAAGTTGGTAACATTCTCAATTAACTTAGCTTTTTTTTGTTCCATTTCTTGGACACTTGGTATTCTGTAGTAATTTGTTCCCATTGTGATATTGTTTTATTGTCTTACAAAAATAGAAAACCCCATTCTAATTTCAAAATCAAAATGGGTTTTTTTTTAAATTTTATTGGGAAACTCTGAAAGACCAATCTATTTCCCACTCTCTTTGACCACCACCATAACCTGTGTCGAAATAGATACCAACCATACTACATAAATGTTCAATTTCACGAACTTTACCTAAGTCACCTTCACACTGAAGACCTAAACAAATAGTTTTCCATTCTGTTGAGGGTAATCTATCTGGTCTGTTATATTTTTCTTTTGTGTCAGGTGTTACTATAGAATCTTTGATTAATACTTCTATTCCTTGTTCTTTTAGTTCATCAACTTTCTTCATTAGAAAGTCATATGCTTCATTGATATTCATTTTTCTTTAAAATTTCTATTAAACTATCTAAATTACTACTATTAAAAAAATGTTTTTCAAACCCCTCATTTTCGAAATGTATAAATAACAATACTTCATCTTGTGGAAAAACATCTAAGACAATCTTTCCGTTCCCAAAACTAAAGTTTATCTGTAGTTCATCATCGAAATTGATTTGAGTACCATATTCCTCTTTGAGGTGTGGTTTGATTTTATTCCAAACTTCGAGCTGAAACTTTGTTAAGTTGTGTATCATGCTTTTCTGTTATTTCTAATTCGTAAAGCTAAAATTATAAAAAGGGATGTAAGAATGCTTGCCATAATAATGTTGTAGGTATCCATAAATATTATAATTTATCGAAATCTTCTCTCATTTTTGAGAGTTGATATTCCGTTGTTTTTCTTTCACTATCTAAGATTGATTTGATAAAATCATCACCACCTAACTTGATAAAACGATTGATTTTAAAGTTACAAGTTGATGTCCCCTTTATCTCCATTTCCAATTTTTTTGACTCAATTAAGTTATTGATTGTTGATAACTTGAACTCCAAATTAACTATTGTTTCTTTGAGTTTTTTTATCTCATTGTATTTTTCTTCTGTCATAATATTTTATACTAATTGTAAGTTATTTTCTTCACAAAACCAAGAGGGAACATCACGATTTTTCCAAGAAACAAAATCTTTTTTTGCACCAATATAATAGTTTCTATATGATTGAATTACATCCTTAACCTTATATTCATCAGGCATTGCTTTGGGTGGTTCAGTGAAATCCTTATCTTTTACATTAATTGGATTCATCACACACCATTCAATAACATCTTGTGATTTATGTCTTTTACCATAACGATAAGTGTATTCTTTACACAACTCCAACCCCAATTCACATAGGTAATAATAGTTAGATAATGACTCTCTAACCCATATTGAACAGGGGTGGTTTTTGTGTGATAATTTATATGGAATATCTAAACCTGAGTTTGTAACATGGTGAGCACCACACAAAAGTTGAGCCGCCTCCAATAGTTGTTTAACACAATGTTTATCACAATGATATCTTGCACACTTGATGACATCATAATCTAAAAAGAAGATATTCATTATTATTTTTCTTGAATGGTGAACGGATGAACTTTCAATTTTGCGGTTTGTTCCTTATCCAAATGTTTTAAGAAACCATTAATATAATTAACAATATTAGCAGCTCCAACAGGATTGGCGGAGTGAACATATATTTGAGGGAAAGGACTTGTAAAGTTGTCCATATAGTGACCAACCAACCATTTTGCTGCATCATATCCAGTTTTTTCTTCGATGTTATCATAATCCAATATTCCTTTTTTAATTACATTTCTAAAATATTCCTCAACCGCAGTATCACCCAAATCGTGGTCAAATGAAATAACATCAACATTGTCCAAACCAAGTTCGTTGATTTTTTTGATGAAAGCCCCATAGTTTCTAACAACAATCCAATCCTTGTCATTAGGTGTTCTTTCATCATCCAAATAGATTTTATATTTCATAGACCAGTTTTTTGTTTTTACGAGAATATTGTTTTGAACTCTTATGAACTTTAGTCACAGCTGAAAAACCGTGGGGGTTCTTCTCTAAATATACCAATCGAGCACCATTACCAATGGCATTCAGGGTTATATTGATTTTATTCTTCGTTTTCATAGTGTTCTTTGTTTGTCCAACAAATATAAAAACAATTTTTTATTCGTACAACTTTTTTCGAACAAACTCTCCCAAATCTGCATCATTTGGATGACTCAAGATTTCTTCCCTATTCACACAATGTAAATCTTTAGAAGGTAAGTCAATTGCATCAATACCATAGAAATCGAGTAGTTCAATAACTTTCATAAGTTTGTGAGTTGTTTCATCAGTTTCACCCCACTCACTTATGATATGGTATCTTTGTTCCCATCCTGAACGAAATATATAAACTACATATGGCTCAGATATTCCGTGGGGATATATTGTGGTTATATTTGGTTTCTTTTTAACTACAAGTTTGTCATTTTTCATTGAAGAAGTGTTTTGATATTAGATATGAAAATATAAGAATTATAACCTCACAGGTCAACAAGAAACAAAATGAAGTATCTGCATGTGAGTAATTCATAATTATACTTTTAACCTCCTCAAACTCGAAAATATTAAAAGTACCAAAATGATAAGCACCCAACATATAAAACATTAGGTGTAAAACAAGTAAAACACGGATATTCATTTGAAAAAATTATTGTGGTAAATAAATCAATCTCTGTTTCTCATATGGATTGGTAACATTCTATGTGTACTTCCCCTCTTTTTGAGATTTGGACTTTTCATTTTGTGTCTTAAGCTCGCTTGTGGATAAGAATGACAAGAGGGTCTTTGAAATACAACACAAGATGAAAGTGTAAAAAATAAAAATAATATTAATATCTTTTTCATTATCATAAATATCCTAAATGTCAGTATCTAAAAATCCCAACATATAAAATATTAATAGTACAATTAACATTACATAAAGCATAAGATAATTTTTGTACCCCCTGAGAGAATCGAACTCTCAATCAAAACATCATCCTAAATGATGCGCGTCTACCTATTCCGCCAAGGGGGTATTTTTGTAGTCGGGATGAGACTCGAACTCATAAGGTCTTACTGACCACAACGGTTTAAGTGTTGCGTGGATACCAATTTCACCACCCGACCTACATTACAAACCAAATCCCAACTTAATGAGATATACCAAACCCAGTACAATTAAAGCTAACATCGTACCTGCAAACATCTGTAAAGAAAACTTAACTTGTTCTTCACTTTTTCCTTGATTCTTGTTCTCCATCATAAAAATTTTTGATAATCCATAAAATGTTTATTTACCCACATTTTACCTGTTACTTGAGTTGGATGTTCTCGTTTACTTAGGTCGAAAATTTCAACCATCGTTTTTCTTTCATTATCTAACTCATCCCAAAGATAAGATATCGCCAAGTTTAATTTCCGTTTTTCCTCAGTACCAACCTCGGACTCTCTGACAAGTTTTTCTAACTTTGCTATAACATTTTGAATGGGGGTGTTTTTCATCACAACTTTAATTTTTTTAATTGTTAATGTCAAGTTCCAACTGACTCTCACTAAATATGTGCAACATTCCATTGTCGATTAATTCAGCAACAATTCTTGTTTCACCTGATGTGGTTTGAAATACCGCCACTACGATACCAGGGAACTTATACCCTTTTGGTTTGTAAACCTTGTCTCCTACTTTGAACTTCATTTTTTTCTATTTTAAATAATTAACATGTATTGAATGAAAACCCTCACTCCTATTTATTTTTAATTCCATCCTTGAACCAGTAACATAATCAACCCAAACATTTTCACCAACTTTCACATATGGCTCCAAATCTTTATAAGATTTGTTTAACATCTTGATTGGTCTGTAAACACTCCAATTTGCACAATATTCTACCCCATTACTTTCAACAAAAATGAACCCATAACTTTCCAATTGTTTCTCGTCCATATACACAATATCATAATAATAAGTAAAAATCTTTAATCCATCAATGAATTCGGTTTTGTGATTTGTACCTAGATTTTTTTCAATTTGTTGGGGAGATAAACCTAGTTGTGCAAATGTTAAAAATGGTAAAAATAATAATAGAAATAAAATCGTTTTTTTCATAATTTTTGTTTTAGTACACCCATTTGGATTCGAACCAAAGACCTACTGCTTAGAAGGCAGTTGCTCTATCCAGCTGAGCTATGGGTGCATAATTTCCCCACCTTGAGATTACTGGTGAGTAGTTATTTCGGTTTTTTCCTATTCAAAAAACCTGTTGGGCATCCCCACTGAAAAAAGTCACACATACGAAGGAGGGGGTGTGCTGCCGCCTTTAACCCTAAGAATCGGCATTCCGTTGTCCGATTTGAACGAGTTCATTGTTAAATGAGTCTTGAACCAAAGACTGCTGAGTATCTCTTACTCATTGTAGTCAGGACAGGATTCGAACCTGTAAAATCTTTTATCTGGTTTAGGGTAGGTTCTATTCCTATCTCCTTCCAAAACATATAGCGTCTACCATTCCGCCACCTGGCTAAATTTTAATTCAGTGCATCTATTTCCATACAATACAAACCGAACTCTTGTATTTCATCACCATATCTATACTTGTAAGTTCCCTCATATATGTCGGGATAACTACTATCATAAGGAAAATAACCCAAGTATTCAACATCCTTATCTTCAAAGTAGGGTGGTAATCCCATATACTCATCCAAGAGTTGTTTGACCTTTTCAACTGTCGTTGCAGTTAGTACTGGGATTTTATCTTCCCTATCTACTATAAGATATATTAGTGCCATTGTTGTAAACTTTTATTTATATTAATTTTTGTCAATTTTTTTTTTCTTTTTTTTTTATTTTTTTCTTTTCCTTTTTTTTCTTTTATTTTTTTTTCTTTTGTTTTTACGACTTCCACCAAATCCATTTCTGGGTCAGATAATTCTTGATAACCAAACATTGAAAAGTCAGAAATATAAGACCACCACTTTCCATCAAAAACATATCTTTCATGGTCTATTTTTGGTTTTTTATTGTCAATGCTTTTACCAAAATAAATTCCATCCCATCCATCTCTTTTCCCTTCTATTGGTGGATTACCCTTGATAATTTTTACTAATCTACCATCTCTACTCTTGTAAGTTTTACCTACTTCTAAAATTATATTTTCCATATTTATAATTTTTATTTTTTTAAATAAGTTAGTAGTCAGGACAGGATTCGAACTTGTGACGATAAACGCAGATGTGTACCTCATCTTGGCAGCTCCAATTCTGCCACCTGACTTTGTTTGTTTAAACTTTTCGGTTTTCCTATTCAAAACCTTAACGTCAGGCAACAATCTAAGTGTCAGCCACTACTTGTGAATTATTAGGTGTCACAACCATTAGAAATATTTTCTTGTCGCCCATTCATATGTATAAAACTCAGGAGCATTACCATTAGGTAGAGATAAAAACATAAAACCATTGTAAGCATTAGATTTATGTAAGATATGTTCAATCATTGTAATAACCCCCATTTTTTCATCCAAAGATATATTGGTGTTACTGAGTACCAAGTTAGCATAATCTTTTATTTCTTGAACTTGGATTGTTTTTTTCTCTTTTGCCATTGTGTTTCCGTTTAAGTGTTCACAAATATAGAAATAGATTTTTAATTACACAACCTTTGATGAATATTTTTGGGAAAATATTTGAGCGGATAGTTGGTACCGCCCCAACTTATCTAGTTTGGAAGACTAGAACATTACTTTTATGCTATACCCGCTAATTTACCTTAGATTCCAAATACCACCAGCAAAACACTTGAAGTCATTGTAACTTGTAACTCTTATAGGGTTTTCTTCATATTTCCACCTATTACAAGTTATATAGATTTCTCCTGTCCATTTATCCTTTTTGAGAAAGGTATAAATACCATTACGAGATTTGATATGGATTTTATCCCCATTTTTGAGGTTCTTAAACTGAGACAATCTTATTTGTTCCATAAGTGATTCCATAGTATTTGAATAAAAAGTGGAGCCGGTATGAGGAATCGAACCCCATTATCTTGATTACAAGTCAAGTACATCACCACTTATGCTTTACCGGCATTTATAATTGGGTGGTAGGGACTTCCACCCATAGACTTAAGGTTTTTTAGTTATTTTACAATAACCTGCCCGTGTGTCCTTCACCTTAAAACGGGAGTCCCTTATGGAGCGATAGACAAGATTCGAACTTGCGACTTTAATCTTGGCAAGATTATGCTCTACCTACTGAGCTACTATCGCTTTTTATAAACATAAGTTATTGTATCACCAATCTTATAAACATCATTTCTCTTGGTTATAACAAACTCATCACAATCTGTTGAATAATGATATCTTTTCCCATATTCAATGGTGGATGGTGATTCTGTAACATAAAATGTGTCTATAACACATCTTTTAACAATATCCCCATCTTCAATTTCATTATAGTTTGTTCTATTTAGAATTGAAGCTAATAAAACAAATGAAACAAAAAATAAAAACAAACAAGGAATTAAATATTTCATCTTTAAACTTTTAACAAATAAATTAATAATGAACCCAAAGTATAACCAATACTGGATGCCAAGGCCATCTTGATTCTTTCATTCCAATTCTTTGATTCAACCATATAACCAACAAATGGTAATCCCAAAAATGGCCCGATACAAGCCCAAAAAATCATCATAAAATCTCTATCAGCAACCGTTGCAATATACATAGTTGCGGCCAACTCAATAACAAATGATGCGATACCAATTATAATATATTTTTTCATAAATGTTTAATTACCCAATCCGCAAACTTCTTTTGTCCTGATAAACTTACATGAACCCCATCACCAGCATCTTTGAATGTTACAGATGTATCCTTTGGAATTATAAGACAATTTTTCAAACCTGTCTTTGGGTCAACCATCAATTTTTGAAATTCAACATACCTTGCTCTACATCTATCAGTGGTCTCAGTACCATATACAGTTCTAACCATAACTTTGATGGGGTCATATCCAACAATAACAATCGGTTTAATCCCCCTCCTATTACAAGAATCAACCATCATCTGTATATTATTAACGGCACCCTGTAAGTTCACATAAGAAAAAGCATCATTACAACCCCCATAAATAAACACACTGGTAAACATTGAATCTCTCTTCAAATGGTCGTTAAGTGTTAATCTCATCCAATCCGTTCTCTTTCCACCACTTGATTTATTTAAACTCTGATAACCGAATTCCTTGGCTACCATATCTTGCCAACCACCAGTATAACAAGTTAAACTATCACCGATGAATAATACCCTCAAAGGTGGGGTTGAAAAGGAAGTTAATAAAATAACACATAACAATAATAAACTAATTTTCTTCATAAAACAATTTTTTTGGTGGAGACAGTGAGAATCAAACTCACCTCACAGATATTGCAAATATCCATCGCCAAGTCTTGGTACATGTGCCCCCATTTTTATTTATAACCCAATTTCCTCCAAAGGTAAAACCTCAAAGAAATATTTACAACCAACATCTGTTATATATTCAAAAACATCCTTATAACAATCTTTATTGAAAAAATTACTTAAGACATAATAGTACTCAACTTGGATACCGATTGGACTAAACAATTTTTTATATTGTCTTTTTTTGAAATTACAAGTTTGTAATTTCTCATCAACAGAACCGGCACCATTTTGGTATTTCTTTTCAATTATGTAGATGGTATTCCCCACTAATATTGCAGCATCAGGTAAAAGTTTTTTACTGATAATCGTATTGTGGTCAATATTATATCTACTTAACAATTTTTTGTACAGACCATATTTCTCAAAATATTCACCGACAATTATACCATTTTTTACAATTTGGTCTTGATTATCCATCACATAATCACTTTGTTCCACTAACAATTTTTTTAGGTGTGTTGTAGCTTCAAAATGTAATCCGTTAACATTTGTGTTTGCACCCCCACCACTTTTGTTTGGCGTTCTATTCATAGTTTTTCTTTTTTTGTGGTGGGAATGGAGGGATTCGAACCCCCTCAGCTAATGCAAATGATTTACAGTCATCCCCGACTCTCCAGCTTCGGCGCACTCCCATTATAAATTGATGCAGGAACGGGAGTCGAACCCGTATGGTACGGCTTATGAGACCGAGCTGGAACCACTTCCAGTCCATCCTGCATTGTGTTTGACGCAAAGAAAGGAATCGAACCTTTTACCTTTGGGTTATGAGCCCAATGTGCAACCACTACACTTCTTTGCATATATTTGTAGCCCGTAGGGTAGTCGAAACCCTATTGCCAGAATGAAAATCTGGAGTACTAACCATTATACGAACGGGCCATATTTGTTGGCGAGCTATAGGGGATTCGAACCCCTGGTCTTCAGCGTGACAAGCTGAAATGTTAAACCCCTACACCAATAGCTCTTTTGTATTAATTCTTCCCTCTATGTCAATGAACTTTACAAAGTTAAACAATCTTATCCAATTTTCCAAGCACCATAGATAACTTTTTTTCTCTGTAGTGCATCTTCTGTGTTTCCAATTACAACTCCATCTTTGATTGTGAAAGCATGACCCTTGATTGTAACAATGTAAGTTCCTTTTGAATACTTTTCCAAGAACTTAGCTGTTGTCATATTTCTCAAAACATTTCTTCCTTTCACCTCAACCCAATATGCCATTTGAATATCTTCTCTAATTGGTGTAACACCTTTACGATTGAACTTTATCTGTTTTGACGCAAGTGCATTCATAGTTAAACCAAAGAGTGCAGTCCCTTGTCTATTTTTTCTACCAAAAACCTCTGCCACTTTTTTGTGAGCGTAGTCGTAAGTAACTCCAAACGCTGAAGCAAAGGCTCTGACGACACAATCGTCTTTCTCACTTTGAGCTAACTTCGATTCTGCAATCCCTTTGATGGCGACTGATGATGATATGTATGGTGTTTTCGTTTTCATATTACAAAGTTACAAAACCATTTTTAATTTCCAAACTTTGTGATAAAAAAAAATCCATCTTTTTTTACGAAGATGGATTTGACATTATTAACACTCAAAACTTAAGTTCATACCATCTCCATCCGAGGATTTCTACCCTCAGCTCCAGTCGTTAAGTCCATATAGAGATTGCGTTTCATTGAATTTCTTACTATTTTTTTATTAAATATAATGATATAACGGAAAAGTGTCAAGTATGTTACAAAAAAGATGAAATAATTTGTGCTACTTTATATCCTGTGAAGGCTCCCAATGCCGCAGAACCTGGTAAAACAAAGAACTTACCGAATAAACTTTCATATTTTGCCCTATTAACGATGTATGAAATTAGGATATAATAAAGAAAGAAGTTAATCAGTACAGCAATATCGATTTCCTTGGCCATAAAGACAACAATCGAGTTTCCAAAGAACCCCCAACTGAAGTTTATTAATGTCTCCCTGATTAATTCCCAAACTGATGTATTGGCATCAGCAACCTTAATTTCCCTTGTAAATAAATTATTTTTCATCCTATAAAATCGTCAAATCCGTTGTTACTTAAAAAATCGTTATCTTCATCTATTTCTCTTATCTCGAACTCAAAACTTGATACATTACAAACTACATCTTTAGTGAATGTTTCGTGTATATAATCAAAGTCATCTGGAGATATTTGAACTTGTTCATCTTTAAATAATTTGAAAAGTTCCTTTGTATTTCTGTAAAGATTTGGGTATTGATAAGTTTTCAAAATACCATCCATTTCGAATACTTCAAATCTTTTGTAAAAATTATCGTTGTACATTAGAATATGTTCCTGAGCCCACTCATTAACAACTTGAAGAATGAATGTCTTTAAACCCTGCATACAAGCTACTCTATAGTCCTCATATTGTTGTTCAACAGTTAAACTACCAATCTCAACATCATCAACCTCTTCTTCATATTTGGCAATTGTATCCAAGGCCAACATCTGTAATTCATCCCAATTTGTTTGATGTATTTTATAAAAGTTTACAACTACCATTTCTTTCATTATTAAAGTGTTATTTAATTTTATTCCTTCGAATCTGTATCGTAAAACATTAAGTCAGAGTCTTCGGTTGCCCATTTATTATGTCCTTCACAATTATAATAATCTAAATTAACTAGATAATCAGGTTTCTCAGGAAAATCTTTTGTGACAAAAGAAGGTTCATTCCATCTTATTCTATTGTTGGGTTGTAAGGCAATTTGTCCATTATCTAATAAGATGATGTGATGACACTTGTGTTCCATAGGGTCTTCTGACAATGTTAAATCAGTATTCATATCACTTGAACCCCAGTTAATTGTGCCAAAATAATTTCCATCATACCATTTCTTATCTTTCATAAAAACTGAAACCCGCATCCCATATACAAAACTAAGTTGAATGAGGGAAAAGTTATATGAAAAACAATTCCATAATTGCAGAAAATGAAAAGACAAATCAGGATTTGGTGTCTCAGGTTTTGTCAATAGTGCATGAGATGGTAATTTGTCTCTCATTACACCATTGTTCAATAAAACCTGAAACAAAACCGCCTGGTTTGGCATACACCGAATCGAAGTAACAATTCCTTCTGTAAACTCACCAAATCCTTTTTGGTGCTGATACATATATTCATTTCGAACATAAACTTTAAGTGGGAAAAAATTACTTTCGATATAAGCCATAATTAACTTGTTGGTATGTCATTTGAGCCATACTCTCTTATTAAATAGTCGGTAAAATTTTCTACACTTTCAACATTGAACTCAACTTCTTCGTGCCAGATTTTTTTATCAACATCATCATATAACCACCAGCCAACTAAGTCCTGAATCCATCCGAATTGTTCGTCTTGTTTTTTTCTGAGGAGGGTCGGAATACTTTTTTCAAGTTGCGGAGTGGTGTTGTTAAACTCAAGTAAATCAACTCCCAAATCATAGAGCCTATGTATCTTTTCATCGTATTCTTTTATTTTTAACAAAGTTTCGATTATGTATTCTCGTACCATTATAAGTATTATTTAAGTTGTTTGAAATATTTTGGAATTATTATCATACTACTGATGTAAAATGAAATAAACATCACACCATAAACTAATCCCTCGTTGAAATAGATACCCAAAACATATTTGCTAATCAATAGCTGGGGTATCATAATCAAAAAGAAAACTAAAAAAGAAAAGAACACAGTTACAAATGTTTTCATCTCATTTTATTTTGTGGTTAAATAATTTGCAGGTCCCCAAGGATTCGAACCCT